GGTCATTAGTCAGGGCGATGACGACATTGAGAAGATAAAATGGGCTGATATTGACCTAGAGCGCAACGAATACGTTATGAAGGTCTACCCCACCTCACTTTTGCCTACAACTCCGGCAGCAAAACTGCAAAAAGTCATTGAAATGCTTCAGGCAGGCATGCTGACACAACAAGAAGCTCGCGCATTGCTTGATTATCCAGACCTTGAAGCGGTTAACAGCATGGCTACGGCGTCACAAGAAATATTTAACATGATGATTGAGCGAATTCTTGAGAAAGGTATCTATCAAGCGCCAGAGCCGTACATGAACTTAGCTATGGGTATTCAGATGATGCAGTCAGCGTATTTGAGGGCCAAAATTAACAATGTGCCCGAAATACGCCTCGATTTATTCCGTAGATTTATTGAGGATTCGATTGGCATGCTTGCATCAATGCAAGCGCAAGCGCAAGGGCCTGCGCCAATGCCACAAATGGGGCCGGGACCAGCTACCCCACAACAGGGAGCACCCCCGGCAGGAATGACGGATGAGGTTGCGGCGGCAGAAGCTGCGGCAGCGCCCATCCCAACAGCGTAACAACGCAAGGGGTTATTATGACAGAGGAAGCAGTGCAAGAGGCGGCGGTTGAAGAAGCGCCAAGCCAGGAGTTGATGGAAGAAGTGGTTGAGGAGGCGGCAGAAGCTCCTGAGACCCCCGAAGAGCCGACAGAGCCGGAGCGCCCTGATTTTTCTCGGCAGTTTGCGGCGCTTGCTCGCAAAGAAAGGGCATTGCGTCAAAAAGAGCAAGAGATGGCAAACCTAGCCAAGCAGCGCGAGCAACTTGAAGGTACATCTGCGCGACTGGCTGACTTGCAAAAACTGGCAAAAGAAAACCCTGCAAAGTTACTCAACGAGCTTGGCATTAACTACGATGAATTAACGCAGCAAGTTATTAACGAGGGCAATCCCACTGAAGAGCAGCAACTTCGGCTTGAAAATGAGCGGCTCAACAATCGACTGGAAAAGCTTGAAAAAATATATGACGAACAGCGTCAACAGGCAGAGCAGGCGCAAATCAAAGCAGCTCGAACCCAGTTGGTTGACAACATTAAGAATTTCGTAGACGATAGTAGTACCTTCGAGTTGGTGCAACATCATAAGGCATACGACCTTGTGGCAGAGGTAATGCAAGAGCATTACAATTCTACCAAACAGGTTCTTGAGTATGGCGATGCTGCTAAACTCGTAGAGGACCACTTTATGGCGGAAGCCGAGCGTTATTTAGGCAGCAAAAAACTGCAAGAGAGATTTCGTGAGTTAGATAAACCGCGCGAAGAGTCAGAGACTCCAGAAGCCGCCGAGCAAGCAGTTAAACGGGTGAAAACACTTAGCAACCAAAGCGTTGCCAAGAAAACGGAAACATCCGGCAGCACGTTAGAAAGCAAAGAGAAATCACTTCGCCGTGCCGCTGCTATGATCAAATGGGCAAGTTCGCCCTAATTTTGGAGTATTACGATGGCTTTAGATATTACCACGGTCACACAGGCCCTAAAAGAACACTACAAACCGCTCCGTGTTCAAAACATGGTTTACAAAGATAACCCTCTGCTTGCTCTTATGCCGAAATACACACAGTTCGGTGGTGAGAACATGCCTATCCCGCTAATTTATGGCAATCCGCAACGCCGTAGTGCCGACTTTAGCAACGGCAAAGCTGTATCTTCTACGTCGTCACTTGGCCGTTTTGTGCTGACACGTGTAAAAGACTACTCATTTGCCAGCATTACCGGCGAGTCCATCAAGGCAACCGAGCGAGACAGTGATGCTTTCTTGCGCTACGCCACTATGGAAATTGATGGGGCGATGCACTCCCTGACCCGTTCTTTGGCTACAGCAATGTACCGAGACGGAACTGGTACAATCGGTATTGTCTCAACTGAGTCAAGCGGGACGTACGTCCTTCAGCAGCCAGAGGATATTACCAATTTTGAAGTTGGTATGGTTCTCAATGTTTTCCAGCATCAAACAGCAACCACTACGGATTCACGTTTTCAAAAACCTGACACCCTCAACCCAAAAGGCGGAGACTTAACAGTCACCGCAGTTGACCGTTCAGCGGGAACGTTTACGGTTTCGGGAACAACTGGGTCGCCTGGAAATCACAACCCCATCCTTCAAAAGGGTGACTTAAACGCTAAAATTAGCGGGCTAGAGGCTTGGATACCGCGCGTGCTCGATACAAACAACAAGACCTTGTTTAGCCAAGACCGAAGCGCCGACGTTTCTCGTCTCGGCGGCCAGCGTTTTGATGGCTCTGCTCTGCCTATCGAAGAAGCTCTTATTGAAGGTGCATCTTTGGTAAGCCGAGAGGGCGGTACACCTACCCATTGCTTTGTGGACTTCAAGACGTTTGCAAAACTTGAAAAAGCACTTAGCTCCAAGGTTGTATACGGCGAAGTAAAAGCTCGCGATGTTGATATGGGCTTTGCTTCGATTGCGCTTCGCGGTCCTCGTGGAATCATTAACATCGTTCCTGACCAAAACGCTTTGCCTGATGTTGCTTGGTTGCTTCAGCTTGATACCTGGAGCCTTAACACTCTTGGTGAAGCTCCAATGTTCTTGGACTTTGATAACAATCAGATGTTGCGGGAAAATTCGGCAGATGCCTACGAGGTACGCTTGGGTTACTATGGTAACCTGGCCTGTAATGCTCCGGGATACAACTGCCGCGTAGCATTGGCATAATTTAACTCATAGGAAGGAGGCTAAATTATGGCTAGTAGAGACTTTAAAAATGTCCAGGCACTTGAGCGTGCGGTAAAAATCCTAGCGTTTCGTTTAACTGGCATTGATGGCGGTACGCCGGTAGCTACCCCCGATACGGGTATTGAAAGCGTTGCACAGGCTGGCGGCGACATCACCATTACCCTAGAAGACAAATACAGCTCACTGCTGTCTTGTCAGCTTACACTTGGCGCAACTGACGGGGTTCCTGCGGCGACTGCTGCGGCATTCCAGACAGATACTGTATCAACAACTAAAACCATTGTAATTGATACCGCCGGTTCTCCGGATGGCGATGACACAATTGATGTGGCGTTGTTTCTGAAGAACAGCAGTGTAACCTAAGTAGGAGCTTGCCATGCAGGGCAAAGAAAATCTTGCTGTGATGATTCTTGAAAAGGCCAAGAAAGATGGTTCTGAAGAGGATGATGCCGGCTTGATGAAAAGGGAGGCAGGGGAAAAGTTCCTCAAAGCCATCCAAGATAATGATGCTGAGGCGGTCGTTAACGCGATGTCAGACTTGGCTACCATGATGGACTAATTGAGCGGGGGCCACGTGCCCCCGCTTTTCCTTTGGGGGATAGGTATGCCGAATAATACCCTAACGTTGGCCAACTTAATCACAGCGGTTCGCCGACGTGCGGATATGGTGGGCTCTACCTTTGTCTCTGATGCTGAGGTCGTTGATTATATCAACGTAGCTATGGCCGAGCTTCATGATATCCTTGTAACTAAATTCGAGGATTACTATGTTAAAGATAGCTCGGAAACATCGGGCGGCGACTACAATCTTCCTACCGATAATCCGGGAACACTCCCAACCGATTTTTACAAGGCTCTTGGAGTAGACCTAACCGTGGGCGGGGTAACCTATCGCCTCAAGCCATACTCGTTTCAAGAGCGAGCAACTTACAATTCTCCGGGTATAATTGCCGCAACAATTACAAATACGATGTATCACATTCAGGGCAACAAAATTAAATTTATCCCTGACCCAACAGTTTCGGGAACAGCTCGGCTTCATTATGTGCCGGAAGCTGCAAGGTTTGATGCAAGCGCAACGACGGCAAAAATTGTAGACAAGTTTCCTCAAGTGGTAAGCGGCTATGAAGAGTACGTTGTTATAGATGCAGCTATTAAATGCCTTCAGAAAGAAGAATCAGACGTTCAGGTGTTACTTGTACAGAAGCAGCAGCAGCTTCAGCGCATTGAGCAGGCGGCAGGGAAACGCGACGCTGGTGAGTCTTATGCAATTACAGATGTGAGCGTAGGGACGACATCGTACCTTGACGACTACATCCGCTTGGTGCGGTGATGATTCATTTTGAACGATACCGAACATCGGATCACTCGCTTACACGGGTGCAAGATAAAGTTGAGCAGTTCTCTACTGACTTGCAAAGCTCCGGCATTCTTAGCGGACGACTTATCCCTGATGTCGAGTTTGCGGCAAGCACTACGAGGGAAATCAGCCACGGTCTTGGTCGAAAGTATCAAGGTTATGTTGTTGTTTCTGTGAATGCCAAGGCGATTATTCAGGTAGACGACACTCGAAATAATAATAAGTCCCAATTCCTTGCCCTAAAAAGCGACGGCATTGCGTGTACTGCTTCATTGTGGGTGTTTTGATGGCATTAGAAAAAAGAACACTTTCGTTTGCACTTCTTAAAGGCATTGACGAAAAATCATCTGACCCCTCTCGCGAGCCCGATGCTCTAACAATCGCTGAGAATGTTGATTTTGGTTTACGCGGGGAGCTTAAACGTCGCGGCGGGTTTATTCACGATGAGAACATGACTCGCACCAAGTTTGGTGGGGGTGATATTTCATCAGGTAAAGCTCTTGCACAGTATGGCAATGAGACTCTTCTGCTTGATGGTAAAAATCTATACTCCTGGATTACAGAGGGAACAGGCGGAGACGCCGGAGAGCAGGGCCTGCTTAATAGGGGAACTTATGTTCCGTGCACGGTGAAAAACGAGTTCAAAAACGTACAGACAGATAAGCGCCAAGGCAATTGTCAGATAGCAGAAAAAAACGGCGTACGTGTTTATGTATGGGAGGAATACGAGTTTCAGGGCACTGATTATAAAACCTTTGTAGACATCGAGCATATAGCAAGCGGCTCCAGGCTTATCGATACGACAGAGGTAAGCAGCACCGCGATAACAGTAGACACAGATTCATCTGCTCAGGTTACAGCTCTGTACAAGCAAGCACAGCCTCAGTGCTTTGTTATTGGCAGTTATGTTTTTATTGTTTACCAAGAAAGCGGGA